TGCCGAGGCACCTCGTGAAATGTGTGGACTTATTGTTGAGGAAAATAACGAAGAAAAATATATTCCTTGTGAGAATATATCCACAGAAGAAAATCAATTTGAAATTGACGGAAAAGTTTTAGGCAAGTATCAGTTAATTTCTAAAATAAAATATATAGTCCATAGTCACTATATGCAAGATTGTCATCCAAGCAAGCTTGATAAAAACACGGCAAAAGCATTACAGATACCATATTTAATCGTATCATACCCAGATAAAGGAGTAGAAATATATGACCCACGTTAAGTTAATGGGAGAACTCGGAAAAAAGTTTGGAACAGACTGGCATATGGCTACGTCTAGTTTTCGTGATATATTTAAACTGATAGACTGCCAAACCGAAGGATTCCGAGACTATATTCGAGAAAGCGCAGATAACGGAATCGATTTCGACATTGTAAATGGAAAAGATTTATTAGAAGATGGATATTCAGTATTGCTAGAAAAACCTGAAGATCTTGTAATTATAACACCAACAGCAGCTGGAGCAGGAGCAAGCGATGCACTCAAAGTAATAGTAGGAGCAATACTATTTTTTTACGGATATCAGTATATATCAAAATATGACTGGGCAAGAGAAGCAGCTACTACTACAGAAGCAGCTACCTCTGCTACTACGACTACAACAAGTGCAAGTGCAAGTACACAGTTGAGCACTTATGGAAAAGTAGCAACTTGGGGAGTACAATCTCTAGGTGTTGGACTCGCAATGTCAGGTGTTATTGGATATATGACACCAGAAAGTCCTTCAGAAGCTGGAGACAGTTATCTTTTTGATGGACCGCAGAATAATACAAAACAAGGAATACCAGTGCCTTTGCTCTATGGAGAACTCATAGTAGGAGGAGCACTTACCAATATTGGATTTATAGATACTAAAATAAATTATCAACAAACAGGATATACAATTATATCACCTGATTCAAGTTCACCTAATGGCTCATACGGAGATCAAGGACAAGACGAAAATGGACATAATAAAGCAGGTGGCGGTGGAAATGGAGCATCGGGACAATTTAAATGAAAAATTTAGGTAGATTTTACGACTTAACAAATGGTGGGCAAGCACAAGGAGCAGGATCAAGTTCATCAATAGTAAATAATCCAAATGAATATCAAACAGCTGTTGTATATGATCTTATATCAGAAGGTCCTATCCAAGGACTTGTGAATGGCACTGATTCAATATATCTAGATCAAACGGCAGCAACAATTGGATCTATTGGAACAAAACATAATATTGCAGAAAGTCTAGACGTTTCATTCACAGCGAGTTCTTTAACTGTTGTTGATAATGTAAACAGTATGTTTAGTGGCTTATCCGTAAATGATGGAGACAGATATATAAATATAGCAGGGGCAAAGAAAGCTATTACTGGCGGATTAAGCATGACAAAGGGAAGTAATACTGTAACTGCAAGTTCAAGTTTCTTTAATGCAAATGATCTTTATATTCCTGGAACTGTTGATGGAATGAAACAGTTTGTGACTGTAAAAGGAGCAGGAGTAAATGGAGGAGTTCTTCGCTCAGAAGTTATTGCTTTTACTTCAGCAACTTCTGTACAATTAGCCTTGCCTGCCTCAACTACAGTATCAAGTGCAGATGGAACAGTGGATAAAGTTGGAAAAATAGCTTCAATTACAAATACAACAACAGCAGTCATATCAAATATATCAGCGCAAGGAACAGATGCAAGAAATGTATCAAATGTTACTGCTTTTACAACTACTCCAAAATTAAATATTACAGATACTCCTATCTATAATCATGGAGCATTTCAATATGCTTTTATGAATGGATATCGAAGTCAACCATTACTTCAAAGTTTTCCAGGAGTTGGTAGTGCTTCAATCGTACATTCTGCAACTACAGAAATACAACAAACAGATTTATCGTCTATAACAGGAAGTCAAAGTAATATAACAAGTGGAGGATATCACTCAACAACTGGAAATGCAACGGCTTCCGCAACTACAATATCTGCAAGTACAATGGGTATAAGTAATCAACCCGAAATAGACAAACTTAAATTAACGTTTAAATTTCCAATGATGCTTGCAAGTAAAAAAAGCTCTGGAGATGAAGCTCCCGCACATGTTGAGCTACGAATATTTCTAGGTTTTAAACGAGCAGGAGACTCCTCTTTTACAGAAGTACAAATCTTTGGTCCAACAGATGCACAAATCTCTGCCAGACCAACAGGAAGAAGAACTTCAAATTTTAGAGGTCGTTTAGGCATGAATACTGGATTTGTTGAAGCAGAGACAAAAGCGCCCTTTATTGAAACTTTTACAATTAACATGGAAGAATTTCAACCTTTCTCAGATTTTCAAGTAAAAGTTGAAAGAGTTAATCCTACAAATGCACGACATGGAGATTATGATCATCAGAATCCTTGTACTTTACAAACAATTGAAGCAATAGTAGACGACAAACTTTCATATCCTTTATCTGCTTATGGTGCTATCATTTTCGATGCACAGTCCTTCGGAAAATTACCTGTTCGTGGTTATCATGTTCGAGGACGACTATTACAAGTTCCTACAAATTATTTTCCAAGAACAGAGGGAAATAGAAGTGTTGCAGGTTATGATAGAAATGTAACGACAGGAGCTGATGAAAATTCTTATCAACAATGGGATGGAAACTTTAGAGGAGACAAAGAAACTTTTAATGGAGCACATGTAAATCATCATCCAGTTTATACAGATAATCCAGCATGGGTATTTTATGATTTAGTAATAAATGACAGATATGGAGTTGGAAAATATCTTGATAATTCACAGATAGATAAATACGAACTATATAGAATTGCAAGATATTGTGACGAGCTTGTAAGTGATGGAGAAGGAGGAACAGAACCAAGATTTACTTGCAATCTATACTTGGGTCAAGCTGCAGAAGCTTTAAAAGTGTTAAAAGATGTAACAAGTATATTCCGAGGAATGATGTTTTGGTTAAATGGTGAAATACAATTCTCGCAAAATAGATTTCAAAGTCCTGTATATACTTTTTCAAAAGCAAATGTAATTGCAGGAAAATTTGCATATACATCCACAAAATCTCAGTATAGAAGTAATCAAGTACGAGTAACATGGAATGATCCTGATTCTATGTATAAAAAAGCAGTAGAAATTGTAGAAGATACAAATAATATATTAGAAACTGGAAAAATAGTTTCAAAAGATGTTGTAGCATTTGGGTGTACATCAAAAGGACAAGCACATAGATTTGGTAAGTGGACACTTCTCTCAGAGATTATGGAAACAGAAGGAATTAGTTTTGAAACTAGTTATAATGGAGGCTTTTTAAAACCTGGGGATGTCGTAAATATACAAGATGCAGACAGAGACCATATAAGATTCAGTGGAAGAACCTCTTCTAGCAACACGACTACTACAATTAATGTAGATAGTGCTATAAACTTATCAGGCGGTAATACTTTTGAACTTTCAATTGTGTATCCAAGTGGCGGGGCGTTTCTTGGACAAGAAAGTGCAACAATTAATAGTGTTTCATACATAAGAGGAGACTATATCCCCCAAGCAACAGTTGGGGGTAGTTTAGTAACTATCGATACAAGTGCAGAGGCTGCAAATGCAGTAGATGATAGTGGAAATGTACTTGTCTTAAATTGGAATCCAAATAGTAGAGTTGAAACTAAAACAATTTCAAGCACAGGAAGTTCTGTAACTGCGATTCAAGTATCAAGCGCATTTAGTAGTGCTCCTGCTCAAGATATGCCATGGGCAATTAAGGAAATAAAAACAGACGGGTCACTTGATGATGGCTCTGCAAAACAATATTTAGTTACTGGTATTAATGAGTCTAATAAAGGTAGATATGAAATAACAGGAATAAAATACGAACCAAGTAAGTTCGATTTAGTTGACAGAGGATATAAATTACAACAAGACCAAACAATTAGAGCGCTCCCTTCTTATACAGATGAAGTGCCAGTTCCA